TACAGTGCCATAAATAGTCCCATCTAACATCATATTATATCCTACTTTACAGCCTTTATTGGGTGGGTCATCTTAATTCCTGATTCTTTATGCTTTTATTTTAAATTCGGTCTGTGTAGCGCTGGTTATCATAAAGTCTTTTTAATCTTCGGTCAAATTCTCATCAGTACAATTCAAGATCTCCATGCCTACATCATATAAGAATGTACTATCCACCGCTTCTAATAATTCAGCTCTTTGAGAACTATCATGTTACCCTCCGTCACAAGAAATATTAAAGGGATCTTATATTTAGTCCATGGCCTTCTCGATATTTTAGGCTAGTTGACTAGTATTCAAACCATGCACAAAAAAATCGTAAGCTCCTCCTTCCACCACGCTAACATCATTTTTTAGTATGGTAATTATTTGTTTATTTAAATATCCATTGAGAAGTTTAGTTATTGTATCCGGAGCTATTATAACTCTTCCTTTAGGTTTCTTATCATAGAACGCTTCGTTATTTTTTAATATGGCAGTGAGATAACTTTAAGTCTTTTTCGACCTTCTCTTGATCAATTCAACATCTAGCGACCTATATGCATTCATATATTCATCCGTTCCCTTCAGTTTATCTTGCTCTATAGCATAATCCTTGAGTGTAAAGCTAGCTAATTTTTAACGCAAATTATGCTCATCTGAATTTAATATAAATCTAATACGTTAAGCTAATGCTTCAGCTTCCTTCTTACAGAACTCCAAGAAATTCTTATTTATCTTTGGTTCAGGTCTGGGCTTGAATCCAGCTTATCTAAGCAATATAGCGGTTATGAAGGTGGTGTTTGAATACTCAACAAACTTAGGTTGTGTGAACTCTTCTTTACATCCTGGGAAAGAAGTATTATACGTCTTTCCCGTTCTAGGCTTCTTCCCTTATTCATATTCTAAAAGTTTTTCCAGTGTCACATTTTCCCCAAATAGGTAAAAATCTGCTTACAGAGTATCTTTATTATAGTTATAAACCATATTTTCGTTTATATTCTTATCTTAGAATGTAACTTTATTGGTGGCTTCGGCTGTCATCGAGCCTATCTGAATATCTAATTATTCTTAGGTGAACTTAAAATCGTTCCTTATTTGCTCTTC